GTAAATAGAGCCAGCACAATCCGAAAAGCGTACAGGATTGTTGCGGAAGAATTACACACCGGAGAATTTCTGCCGGACATTGACCAGTAAAAACCTAGGATATTAATTTGAAAAAAAGGAGATAAAATTATGTATAGTTGCGTATTAAAAAATAAAGAAGGTATTATTTTTGACGAAGGAAAAGATTTTGAAACATTAAGAGAGACTTTTAAATGGGCTTCAAACAGGGGACGCGGGTACGTTGTGCAGGTGGCGGATGATAACGGTAATGAGTGGGAAGCCTGCGTAGCTGAAAGCCTGAGCGAAATGAGCTTTAGGCTTAGAACAAAAGATAATTTTCCATGTACTAGCGGATACGCCACCATGAACGAGGCGAACTTTGATGATACTGTAGAAAAATGTAAATGTAATGAATTTGGGGGAACTTATTACTTAAGATATTAAGAGAAGGCGGCTTGAAATATAGCCGCTTTTTTTATGCCTAAAAATGGAACAAAAACAGTTAAAAAATATCTTATAATAAAATTATAAGTAAAATGATGGGAGGTGTGCGCATTGGCAAATTTAAAAGGAAAAGTTAAAAAGCTTCAGACTGCGATTGTCCAGCGTGGGCTGATTATAAAAATAAACCAAAATCAATTTTATAGCGACGACCAGAAGCGCATGATCACAATTTACAGAATCCTAACACCAGTGTGCACCTTTAAGAAAAATAGACAAGAATGGAAAACAGAAGATTATGAGATTCTTAAAACGGCATCTATCCCGGAAGTAATATTCTGCTTGCTTGAAATTTATAAGGCGGTGAGTGGATGAAGGGAAAACTCACACAGAAACGGAAAGCATTTGCAGACGAGTATATAAAAAATGGCGGGAATGCTACTCAAGCTGCGATATCCGCCGAATATTCTTCTAAGACAGCATATTCTCAGGGACAGCGTCTGCTGAAAAATGTTGAAGTTTTAGCATATATAGAAAATCAGATGCAGCGCATCGAGAAAGAACAGCACCGGGATATCATGTCGCTAGCAGAAATACAGGAGCGCAGAAGTAAAATTGCAAAGGGCGAAGTTGTGGACGGACTGGGATTCGCCCCGGATTTCTCAGATCAGCTTAAGGCTATGGACGGTTTGGAAAAAGCACTGACCATAGCAGAAAAGCAGAAGATCGAGCGAGAGGAAAAGGAAAAGAGAGAGAAATCGGCACTCTGGACGATCCCGATCACAGATATAACAAGCGACTTTGTGGAAATTTACAGAACTGTACATGAAGCCTTTGCCGGAGAGATAGATGTGCATGAGATAATTTCTAAGGGCGGTCGTGGTTCTATTAAGTCCAATTTTTGGGGAAATCTTGCATATGAGACGATCAGACAAGATCCACAGGCGCATGTCGTATACACCAGAAGATTTAAAGTCGACTTAAGAAGCTCGGTGTATAATCAGTTTATGAAAACAGTAATAAGATATCAGGATCTGGATAACTGGGATTTTAAACAATCCCCAATGTGTGCGGTTTATAAACCAACCGGGCAAATGGTCATGTTTGCCGGAGCAGATAAGCCAATCAGCTTGAAATCGTTCAACGTGCCATTCGGATATGTAAAGCTTTTAATTCACGAGGAGTGCGATGAGATGGCAGGAGTTGAGCAGATGGATAACATCGAGGATACATTTCTGCGAGCAGATACGCCAGCACTCGACATAAAAATCTTCAACCCTCCGAAGTCAAAAAACAATTTTATGAATGAGTATACCGAAGAATGCAGAAATAAGCCACAGGCACGGATCTGCCACAGTTATTATTATAACGTCCCAGTGAAATGGTTAGGAAAACGATTCTTCGAACGTGCGGAGTGGTTCAGGATTCATAAGCCATTATATTATAAAAATAATTATCTCGGAGAAGTCACTGGAACAGGCGGAGGCATCTTTGACAATTTAGAAATCAGAAAAATATCGGATGATGAGTTAATGACATTCGATACAGTAAACCACGGCTTAGACTTCGGATATACACACCCACAGGTATTCAGTCAGAATTATTATGATTACGAAACGGACACACTTTACATTTTCGGCGAAGTGTATTCTAAAAAATGTAAAAACTCTACCTTTGCCAGAAAGATAAAGAAGTTTATGAATGTAGAGATCATTTGCGATTCTGCCAGACCGGACGGAATAGCAGAGATGCAGGACTGGGGATTCAATGCGATTGGGGCAAAGAAAAGATGGGGAAGCGGAAAAGGCAGAGATTACTGCTGGGAGTGGCTTCAGCGATGTAATAAGATCGTGATTGATCCAGAGCGATGCCCGAATACAGAAAAAGAGTTTGTAAAAGCAGAACATGAGCAGCTTCCAGATGGTTCATTTTCGGATGCATACCCGACCTTAGAAGAAGATACGATCATGGCAAACATTTATGCATTAAACAGGATTATCATGACCAGCCGAAGAAATGACGGTCTTTATGATGATGAGGAAGAAGAAGACAGCGACGATTATGAGGATTAAAAAATGAATTTTTTTGAAAAAATAAGGGAGACGATCATGAAGTTTTTTAGAACAGATGCTGAGAAAGAATTTAATGTCGAGTTTATCACTTCTCCGGAGATTGAAAACTCACAGCAGAGATGGAACGACATAATTAAGGGAAGCCCTTTCTGGGTGGATCCGAAAAACAATGACATCCGTACAATCAATTTTGCAAAATTTCTCTGCCAGTACACAGCAAAGAAATCTTGCATGGATTTATCAGTTAGCATAACAGGTTCAGAAAGAGCGGATTTTATTAATAAGTGCATCATGGCAATGGTTGACACTTCTATCCGGGACAAAGTAGAAGATATGCTAGGAGTTGGCGGAATTATCTTAAAGCCGAACGGCTCAATGAACCCAGACAACATGATAGATTATATTATGCCGTGGGACTTTGCGATTACAGAAAAGACCAGCAACGGAGATATTAGAGGATGCATCTTTATTAATCGAATTATAAAAGATAAAGTGTATTATTACCGGCTTGAATACCATCATTTCACGACCTCAAAAAATAAAGAGGGCGAAGATGTGAACGTTTACGAGATCCAGAATAGAGCGTTCAAGTCAAACAGCAGTAACTCACTTGGTAAAAAGATAGAACTGCATGACGTTTCGGAGTGGTCTTCAATTGATGAAGTCGTTCATATTATGAACGTAGAAAAGCCACTGTTCGCCTATTTAAAAACACCATTTAACAATACGATCGACTACTCATCTCCAGAAGGTGTCTCGATTTTCTCAAATGCACTTATGGAGCTTAGAGATCTCGATATAGCATGGAGTAAAAAAGGGAATGAAGTTGAGGATTCGCAGCACATTACTTTCATTGATGAGAACGCCATGACAAAACAGGGAAAAGGCGGCATCCGTTCCTCAACAGTAGAACTTCCTCGGTTCGTTAAAGGCTTGAAATTGGGGCTGGATTCAAAAAGCACGATTGATGAACACGTCCCGACCATGCTTACTTCTGACAGAATCACAGACATTAACAGCGTGCTATCTATGATTTCGACAAAATGCGGATTTTCACAAGGGCAGTTTATCCTTGACAGAAAGTCAGGAAGATTGACAGCAACGCAGGTTGAAAGTGACGATAATGAAACGGTAGAAACGATTAACGATATCAGAAAAAGCATAAAGACAGCGTTGAAAAATCTTATTTATGCAATCAATGTATTCTGCGACCTTTACGGAATCCCGGCAGGCTATGTGGATGCACTGGATGATGATGTACCGGACGAAGATATATTTTATTTTAAAGATTTGCTTGCAAGTTTTGAGCAGGACAGATCAAGAGCATATAATTTAATGATTCAGGGTATTTATTCTAAGCGTAAATACCTTAAGGAATACGAGGGATTTAATGATGATGAAGTAGATGCCATGTTTGCAGAGAGAGCACAGGAAGATGCGGAAAGGAACAGCGGTGGTCTGTTTGGTGAGGAGTAAAATAATTAAAGGGCTACCGGAGCTTCCTAAAAATGGTATTTTAAAAGGTGGATATATTATCCCTGAACCTGAACCGCCGGAGTTGGTTCAGATAAAGTTGCAGAAAAAGACTGCGATAGAGACAATTAAGTTTTATTTAAAGAAGTGATAGAAAGGGATGCGTTAATATAAAATATAATAAAGTCATTGGAAGCTTTAATATTAAGCTTGACACTAAAAGAATAGATGAAAATTTGAGAAATGCTCAGAATGTTCTTGACGAACAGGTTGTAAATGACATGAGAAAATACACACCTATGCAGCAGGGCGACCTGAGAAATAAGACTCAGATAAAAGAACCAGGATTAATTACAGTAGACACACCGTATGCGCATTATCAGTATGTAGGGGAACTTTATTTGACGGCAGACGGTAGATCATGGGCGAATCGTGGAGAAAAGAAGTATCCGACAGGAACAGAATTAAAATATCACACACCTGGAACGGGAAAAAGATGGTTTGAAACTGCAAAAGAAAATCACGGTAAGCAGTGGATAGATCTTGTTAAAAGAGAGGTTGGAAAAGGATAATGCTTAGACCGGATTATTTTTACGGAAAAACTGATAAACTGGTTGAGATGTATCAGGATCTTGAAAATTGGATTATATCAGACATTGTAACACGATTGATAAAATCCGGTGAATTGTCAGGAACTGCCGACCGAGAATTGTGGAAACTCCAACAGATGGGACTGCATAACACAGAGATTGTAAAAAGAATATCTGAAATGTCTGGAAAATCGAGAAATGAGGTTCGCAGATTATTAAGGGATAGTGTTATGACATCATTCTCAGATGATAAGGAAGTCTTGACGCAGATATCAGCATCAGATATTATATCTCCTCTAAAAAATAATATGGCAATTCTGGCAATGAATGCAGAATTAATAAAGACATCCGGTGAACTTGATAATTTGACAAAAACAACCATTAACCAGACACAGAAAGACTTGCTCAACATGCTGAATGAGGTTGATTATAGAGTTGCATCTGGAATGCAGTCTTACAGCAGTGCAGTCTGCGAAGTTCTGGATAGATATGCGGAATCTGGTGTTATGGTAGAATACCCTACTGGAACGAAGCGTTCTCTTGAAGCGGCAGTGAGGTGTTGCATCGTCACATCTATGAATCAGACCGCGGCACAAGTGACAAACATTTATATTGCACAATATAAAATAGAGTATGTTCTAGTATCAGCGCATCCGGGGGCAAGATATGATAAAAAGGATCCAACAGGGATTCCATCTCACGATCACTGGCAAGGAAAAGCATATAAAATAATCGGGAGCGAACCAGGATTTCCGAATCTTCTTGAAAGCACAGGTTATACCATAGACCCTAAAACCGGAACGGGAACTGTTGTGAATCTATTAGGACTTCACGGATACAATTGCAGACATTCACATGGCCCGTGGCGAAAAGACATGGTAAATAAGTACCTTGATGAAAACGGAAATGTGAATATAAATGCAGATGAAAGCCAAAAACTTTATGATTTGCAGCAGAAGCAGAGATCACTTGAAAGAGAAATTCGAAAAACAAAGCGTGAAATTATGGCCAAGAAACAAGAACTTGATATGATTGCCGAAACAGATGTAAAAGAGATCTTGCAACCTCAATATGATAAACTTGCATATAAACTGCGAATGCAGAATAAAAAACTTCAATCATTCTGTAAGAATAATGATCTTCAATTACAAGGCGATAGAACGAAGGTTTCTGGATTTAATAGAAAACAGTCTGCGGTTGCAAATGGACGAGCAACGGCTTATAAAAATAAAATCGAAAAAAATGGTACAACGAAAGTGGAATAATATGTTATTATAATAACGTGTTAACCATACATACTTGGTTATCCACCTTTCTTTAATTAATGCAGTGGAACTCAAGCGAGATAACAACTCACCGTCATAGCCGGAAACTCCCCCAAATGAGGTAAAGCAAATGAAAAACATTGTTACGTGCTTTACCAAAGAAGAAAAAGAGCATATAAAAGAATTGTGTGATTTCACACCGACAGAAGAAACGCTCTTTGATTTACGGAAGAAAGAAAAGTCGCTAGAAGAATGTGCAGAAATTATGCATATTTCGACTAAGACAGCCGGACGTATTAACGTAAAAATGCAACATAAAATTCTTAAGGTAACTGGACAACATTTTACATAACTTTCTCATCATTAAAGACATCCGTTAAGGGTGTCTTTTTTGTGTCCTTTTAATGGGGTTTTACTGGGGTGGTTCAATTGTGTTGTTAATAATAAAATGAAGATAGAAAGAGAGGTTTATTATGTACGAGTATCAGAGATATAACCAGTATTCTTATCCTCAATATCAACAGCCACAGCAGATTCAACAGCAATTCCCGCAACAAATCATGCCGCAACAAGCTGGACTTTGCGGAAGAATGGTTAATTCTGTTGAGGAAGTCACAGCGAATGACGTTCCCATGAATGCACCATTTGCCATTTTCCCAAAAGCAGATGGATCAGAGATATATATAAAATCGTGGGGTGCTAATGGGCTTATTCAGACAGTTACATACAAACCGCAGCTAGACGGAAAGCAGAACGAATTACCGAAAGAAGACACGGCAACATTGTTTGCCCCGATAATGGAGCGATTAGACCAGATAGAAGCTAAAATAACTCAGTCCCAGAGGACTACCAGAGCAAAGAAAGAGAGCGATTCTGAATGAATTTAATGCAGATGATCCAGTGCGGTGGAAACCCTAAGATGATATTAAGTCAAATGATGAGCAACTCTCAATTTTCAAATAATCCGATCATGAAAAATACATTCGACATGATGAACCGTGGAGACAGTAAAGGGCTGGAACAGCTTGCCAGAAATTTGTGCAAAGAAAAAGGTCTAAACCCGGAAGAAATCATGAGCCAGTTTAAACATTGATACTATTCTTGCAAGATTATGTATAAATAAATTTTATTAGGAGGAACACATATGTTTAATTCATCTCCAAGTTTAGCGGACATTGCCGCCGTTACTGGTGGAAACCGTAATGATGGTGCATGGGGCGATGGTGGTTGGTGGGTTCTCATTATCCTTTTTGCCTTATTCGGTGGATGGGGCGGTTATGGATTCGGTGGTAATGGTGGTGGCGGTTATACCGCAACTGCGGCTACACAGGCTGATATCCAGAGAGGATTTGACAATTCAGCAGTCATAAGTAAGCTTGATGGCATTACAAATGGTCTTTGTGATGGCTTTTATGCAGTAAACAACGGAATGCTGACAGGATTTAACAGCATTCAGCAGGCAATTAATGCGGACACAGTAGCAGGAATGCAGAATGCAAATGCTATTCAGTCTCAGCTTGCAAATTGTTGCTGCGAAACTCGTGAAGCTATCCAGGGTGTAAACTTCAACATGGCGCAGAACACTTGCGCATTACAGAACACCATGAACAACAACACGAGAGATATTATTGACAGCCAGAATGCCGGAACAAGAGCGATACTTGACTACTTATGCCAGGATAAGATCGCAACGTTGCAGGCAGAAAATAATGATTTGAGACTTGCAGCATCACAGGATAGACAGAACGCACTTCTGACTACCGCTATGACAGCACAGACAAATCATATTATCAGCGCTGTTAATCCATCACCAATCCCAGCATACCAGGTGCCAAACCCGAACACATACATTCCGTATGGATGTGGTTGCAATACTGGATGCGGATGTTAGACAACTGAATAATTAAAGTATCTTAATCGACAAGATTATGTCTGCATAGCAGTATTACTTAAACACAAAGGGCAGACTTCAATGTTTGCCCTTATATTTTTGAAAGAGAGGAAAATATTATGTCAGAATTTACAGCCAATGCTTTACAGACTGTACTGCAAGGAGAAGATGTCGCATTTACTGAGACACCGGTTTGCGGAACAAAATGTATCGTTCACAGACAGGGAAGCGGAGTAGTTAAATTAAGAGGAATCACAAACCAGTGCAAAGCAAGATTTCTTGTATCTTATAGCGGAAATATCCAGATCCCAACCGGTGGAACGGTGGAAGCTATTTCTCTTGCAATCGCAATTGACGGAGAGCCTTTACAGTCTACAAGAATGATCGTAACACCTGCGGCAGCAGAAAACTTATTCAATGTATCTGCACAGGTTTATGTAGATGTTGCTTATGGATACAGCAGCGCAATAGCGGTTCAGAATACATCTGGACAGGCTATCGAGGTTCAAAACAGTAATTTAATTGTAGTAAGGGAGGCTTAGTATATGCATATTGAAAGAATTCATAAAATGCTTGAATGCCTTGCTGAAAAATCCTTATGTGAGATTGAAAAAGGGATTGAGAATGTCAGCACAGAAGAAATGGGAGAAGTGATCGACATGATAAAGGATCTGTCAGAAGCAGAGTATTATGCCACAATTACTAAGGCAATGAACGAAGCGGACGAAACAGATATCATGGAGAAGCTTTTAGAGTATGGGGATGACCGAAGATATTACGACCGGTATCGTTATGCTGATGGAAGATTTGCACCGAAAGGCAGAGGAAAACGAAGAGGATATGATGAACCCCCATATTATCACATGTACCCGGATGATTACGAAGATGCAGAGCACATGAGAGACATGGATAAGAAAGACCTGAAAAGGATGTATACAGATACCGGAATGATGGGAGATAGATCATATCCGAGGGATTCCAGAGAGGGAAAAGCCGGTATTTCCAGACGTACTTATATGGAAACCAGAGAAAACCATCATGGCAATTCAGAAGAAGATAAAAAAGAGCGTGCAAAAGCAAGAAAAGATTACTTGCGAGATATGCAGATGGATATTACTGAAATGACATCAGATGCAGCCCCGGAAGAAAAGCAGATGTGGAGAAATGAATTACAGATGATGTTACAGAAAATCTAAGAGGTGAGCGCAGTGTTTAAAATCAATGATGTTGAATGGAATATTTTATATGTAAATCCTAATAGTGAATGCTTGATGCGTTCAGATGGAACAATTACACTTGGTGTTACAGATTGGAGCAAACGAACGGTTTATTTGTCAAATGCATTAAGCGGAAGTCTTTTAGAGCGAGTTCTATCTCATGAGTTGGTACACTGCGCTTCATTTTCATATGACTGCCAAATTCCAATAGATGTAGAGGAAATCGTAGCGGATTTTCTGTCTCTTTATGGAAAAGAAGTCGTTGGCATAGCAGATGATATTTTGAATGGGGTAATTGAAAATGGATGTTATAAAGCAGTATGAGGACTATATAGGACTTAAAAAAGAATACATTAAAAATCCTACATTGGAAAATAAAAATGCAATGATAGCCAAATTAGAAGAGTACGGAAAGTATATATACGACCAGTGCAACAGATTAAAAAAGGATTGCATTGTGGAAGAAGAAAAAGAAGTACTTAGAAGGTATTTTGGTGGGAAATAGCAAAAAGGGGTGGAGCAATCTGCCCTTTTTAAAATGGTACAAAAAGTTGTTTAAAATAGGTTAAAATATATATTGAAAAGAATATTAAAAGTACCGGACAGAAAAAGGGATTCTGTTCGCTAACCTAGAATAGTTATTGGATGATGCATGGCACGTCCTATTTTGGGCGTGCTTTTTTATTTTTGGGAATTAATTCAGTGGAAGAAGACACGGCTTATATCCGGGTTGTCGAGGGTTCGATTCCTTCATTCCCAATTGCCAGCTATGGAGAAAATAGCAACTCAATCGTGCCGGACTGACCGGAGTAACAACTTGGAAAGAAAGAGGTAGAAACATGGTAAACGTAGCAAACGAATTAAAGAAACTCGGAATTGAAGTTTCAGACGAACAGAAAGAATCCCTTAAAAAGAGTATGGGCGAAGAGCTTTATTCAAAGAAAGAAATGGAAGACAAGGTCAATAAGGCTTCATCAGAATCTGAACAGTGGAAAACCCGGGCAGAATCAGCAGAGAAAATGCTCGAAGGGTTGGATGGAAAAAGTCCGGAAGACATTTTAAAAGAGCGTGACGACTGGAAGAGACAGGCAGAAGATTCAAAAAAGGAATACGAAGCCAAAATCGCAGAACATGAGAAGAATGAACTTTTGAAAGAAGCATTTGCGGAAATCGAGTTTACTTCTGAATCTGCAAAGAAAGCCATTATGGAAGACATTTCCGAAAGCGTAAGCGTGAAAAATGGAAAGCTGATAGGGTTTAGTGATCTTATTGAGGAAGCTAAAAAGACAGATGCAAATGCATTTGTAAATAAGCAGAATCATTCACAGGCGCATTTTACAAAACCGAATGAAAACAATTCCGGTGGTGATAAGCCTGCAACAAGAGAGAGCATTTTATCTATCAAAGATAGATCAGAACGTCAGAAAGCAATTGCCGAAAACATTTCTTTATTCCAACAGTAAAGGAGTTTTATATGAACAAAAACAGATTAACGATGAACACAAATTTGCAGTTCTTTGCAGCAAACGCAGGACTGATTACAACAGGAGACATTGATGTAACGGCAAGGGAAATTGATTTTGTTACATCTTTTGAAAGAAACTGGGAAGCTTTAAGAGAAATTCTTGGAATTTCAAGAGCAATTAGAAAACAGCCTGGAACTGTTCTTAAAAGCAAATATGTAGAAGGAACGTTAGCGAGTGAAACTGTAGCAGAAGGTGATGTGATTCCAAGAACACATTACACGGTAAAAGAGAAACCTTATTCAGAGATTACTCTTGGAAAATATGCAAAAGAAGTTTCTATCGAAGCTGTCGAGAATCATGGATATGAAGTAGCTTGTGAAATGACAGACGAAGAGTTCCAGACAGACCTGCAGGATGGAATTACAACAAAATTCTACAACTATCTGAAAACTGGTACACTTACAAACACTGCAAAAACATTTCAGATGGCTGTAGCTAAATCCATTGGATCTGTCAAGAATAAGTTCAAGTCAATGCACAGAACTGCTACAGGAGTTGCAGTGTTTGTAAATATTATGGATTTCTATGATTATCTTGGAGATTCAAACATTACTTTGCAGACAGCCTTCGGACTTAACTATATCAAGGGATTCCTCGGAGCAGACGTTATGTTTCTTTGCTCTGACAACGAAATCCCAGCCGGAAAAGTTCTGGCAACAGCTGTAAACAACATCGTTGCTTATTATGTAGATCCATCTGACGCAGATTTCAAGAAAGCCGGTCTTTCTTACACTGTCAGCGGAGAAACAAACCTTATCGGATTTAAGGTAAAAGGCGATTACGATTGCGCAACCAGCGTAACTTATGCACTGTTAGGATTTGTACTTTTCGCAGAGTACATTGATGCAGTAGCTAACGTTTCAATCACACCGGGGGAATAGATCCCACTACACAGGCGGTAAATGCTAGTGGGGAACTCACGGAAGAATACTTAAACTCTCTTACAGTTGCAGAAATCAAGGCACTGGCAGAGAGGAAAGGGTATTCACTGACCGCAACAAAGAAAGCTGATATTATCAGCGAAATCTTATCACAGCAATAAGGAGTGTGGAGCAATGTCATATGTAGATTTTGAATATTACCAAACTAAATATGGTGGAAGTTTGTTCGAAAGCGAAGAAGACTTTGCTCCATATGAAAGAAAAGCAGAAAGAAGAATCAATGCGATCACATCAAACAGGATTGTGTTTTATCCTCAGCCAGAATCAGAGGATGTATGGTGGGATAATATCAAAGATTGCACCTGCGAAATAGCTGAATTGCTAAAGAATGTATCTGAGTACTCCGCGGCAGTTAATAACTTTGGTGTTATTTCAAATACAGACGGAACTGTAAAAGGGAAAATGATTAAGAGCATGACTTCTGGAAGTGAATCAGTATCTTATGATGCCGGAGCATCTTCTTCGACATTGGTAGAGATTGCAAAATCAGAAATGGCACTTAATAGTAAGTGCTACGATATTGCATCAAATTACCTAACCGGAATGGTTGATTCAAGGCATGAAAACCTTTTGTACATGGGAGTTTAGCTTATGGGAATCGGATATAAAGATGCCGTGGTTTTATATAACAGGCATTACAACGACACTTTAGAAACTGAATATTATTTCGGTACTCTATTTGAAAATGTAAGAATCGAGCTTACACAGGCAGAGAACATAAACAAATCTGGAATGAAAGATGCAGATAGTTTTCTTGTAAAAATCCCGAATGATGGCACATTGAATTATGCTAATCCACCAGACTGGGAGAACATGAGCGAAGAAGAAAAGCTAAAGCATTTCACTTTAAGAAGTAATGATTTTGACTTCGTAGTGATTGCAAAAAAAGATGAACTTCTCATTGATAGGGAATTGCCGGTTGGATTAATTAATTCAGACGATTATCCGGGTAAATTCTTCCAGTACATGGTAAATGAAAAAGGGAATTGCTACAAAGTGAATACTATCGGTGTTTACAGCCTTATACCAAGGTTTGAGATTGGAGGTAAATGATTTGGATGAAAAGCCAAAAATAATGCTTGTATCAGATGCAGAAACTGCTCAAAGAGCTATCCTTGATATGATAAATAGTTATCCAAATTTTCCGCCCGGTTTCAAACCATCAAATTCAACAATCTTATGGAACAGCATAAAAGATACTCAGTCTATTGGAGTTTTTCCGGCGCAGGATCCTGTTTATTTGAAAAAATATGTCAGCGGTTCTTATGTCGGACAAATGACGTTCCAGATCGTATACAAAAGCAATCCAACAACAAACAAGGATAATATTGCAGCAAGCAATCTGCTTGAAAATATTGCAAAGTTCCTTGAAAGTGGAGAATTTACATTAAAAGATAAAAATTTTGTTGTAGAACAAATCAACCGCACATCGGATGTATTTTGCGGTACAGCAGATGGGAAAACAACAGAATTAGCAATTAATATGCAGCTTAAATATTTTTATAAAAAATAGGAGGAATACTCATGGCAAAAGACAGAACTAACATGGTCTCACTTTTGGATATTGGAAGCCTTATGGGTGGATCAACTGAAAAGCTTGCTGAAATGGGTGACGGTTTCACAGAGCTTGCTGAAGACTGGGGACCTAACACAGAAAGCACACAGTACGTAAACATGAAAAATGCAAGCAACTCTGTAAAAGGGTATGCACTTTCAATGTCTCCGGAAAGAGAACATTTGTCAGATGAAATGCAGACAGTGTTTAATGATGTTTTTAAAAAGCTTCCAACAGGAGATCAGTGCGAGACATATTATTATCGCTTCTATAAAGCTGATATTACAAGCGGATCCGGAGATTGTATCCGTGTCCCAGTAACTGTATGTGCATCAAGCACTGGTGGAGCAGGTGGTGATATTTTAAAGTCTACAGTCCAGATTAATGGAAATGGAGATGTAGAACTTGGAACAATCACTATTGCTGGTGATGGATCGTTCACATGGGCGCCTAAAGTAAGCGCTTTGGCTTTGGATGAAGATTACCCAGTTTCATAGGTGTTAATTAAAAATTAGCATATGTGGGATGCCTGCCTTTCCTTGGTGTCCCACATTAGGAAAGGATGTTAAAAATGGAAGAAATTAAATTAAGCAGTGGCATAAAAAAAATTGCAATAAAAGACGAAGACGGAGATCTTATTACAGTTATAACAGTAGATACAGCGAATGCAGACACAGCTAAGAAGTTTGCAGGTGTAATTGATAAATTAAATAATATATCTCAGAACTGTGAAAAAGAAGCAGCCGAATGGAGAAATAACCACAAAGACGATATGAATGTGGATGATATTAATGTGGATGCAGCATTAGAGATAAATAGCATTCGTGTGAAATATCTTAATCTGATTACGGAAAGTATAGATGGGTTGTTTGGCGAAGATGCCATGAAACAGATTTACGGAGATATTGTCCCGGATGAACTTGCAATTGTGGAGTTTGTAGAGCAGGTTATCCCTGTTATGAATAAGCTTTTCAATAAACGTTTTGAACAGGTGCAGAACAGATACAATGTAAGAAGACGTGGGGCAAAATAATGAACAATGTCATGCTGGACAATTTGCCTACTGAATGGAACGGATACAAAGTAAATACCGATTTCCGCATAGGTATGCAGATTTATATTTTGCAATATGACAAAGAAATGAATGAGTACGAGAAAACAACTTCTATTCTTTATCTTATGTTCTCTGATGAATACGGAGAACTTAGAGACCATCCACAGTACCATGAGTTAAATGAATGTATTTCATGGTATTTAAACGGATGGTATCACGACAATACCGGTAATAGCAAAAATACAAAGCGTTTTATTGACTATGATGTAGATCAATGGAGAATATATGCAGATTTTTTGCAGATATACGGTATTGATTTGTCCGTAGCAGATATGCACTGGTGGAAATTTAATGGCTTGATCTGGAATATGCCAAGAAGATTATCTTCTCTCATGGAAGTAATTGAGATTCGACAGAAGAAAATTGAAAAGAACATGAGTTCCAAGGAAAAAGATGCAATCAGAAACGCACAGAATAAATATGCTTTGGAACAGCCAGAAAAAGAGTATACCAGCGAAGAAAAAGAAAAGATAGACGATTATGATCGCATGATGGAAGAAATAAGAAAGCAGAAAGAAACAGAACAGGAAGCATTGAAACAGTTTAAGAAATGAGGGTTTTAGCATGGCTGAATATGATGGCGAAATCAGAATAAAAACGTTGATTGAAAATGGAGAAGCATCAAGTAAGCTCATGCAGATGGAATCACAGTTTCAGAAGCTTGCAAGAGAATCTGATAAGTTTTCCAAGACACTGAAAGATCTGGCAAGTCAGAAGATTCCAACAGAGGAATATAAGGCTGTGCAGATGCAGATAGAAAAAGATACTGCTTCTCTTGATAAACTTCTTGCCAGAATGGATAAATTCTTAGAAACAGGTGGAAGCAGTAAAAGCACAACCTTTAAAAGAATGCAATACGACGTTGAGGAATTAACAAACTCAATTAAATATGCAAAAGGCGAGCTTGCCGCAATGGAATCTTCCGGAACTGCTTTTATAGATCCTACAACTACAGAGGAATATAGCAAAGTATCTGAAAAGCTTCTTGATGTACAGAGCAAACAGGAAGTTCTTAATCAGAAGATGAGAGAAACAGCTGCTAATGAGAAAACTATTGGTGCTGGTGCGAAAGACATTGAAAAAGTAGGAAAATCAGCAAAAAAATCCTCTGGCTTAATATCTGACATGGCGAAACGAATAAAGCAGACCGTAGTTAGTTTTGCAATATTCGGTGCGGTTATGAAAGTATCTCAGACCATATCCAAGGCATTTACAGAAGGTATACAGAACATGGCGAAGTATTCTTCTGAATTTAATGGAAAAATGTCTGAAATGGCAAGTGCATCGGCTACATTGAAAAATTCTATTGGAGCATTGACAGCACCTATCATATCTGCATTGACACCAGCAATCGTAACCTTATGCACATGGCTTACAAATGCCATTAATGCCATGAATAGATTTATTGCGGCTATAAGCGGAAAAAGCACTTGGACAAAAGCAAAAAAGCAGCAGGTAGACTATGCGGCATCTCTTGATAAAACATCCGGTTCTGCCAAAAAAGCAGCTGGAGCATTGGCGGCTTTTGATGACTTGAATGTATTGCAGAAAAATGATTCTGGAAGCGGTAGTGGTGGATCTGGTAGTGGCGGATCTGATTTATATGAAGAAGTCCCTACTGGAAAAGAATTATCAGATAAAATCCAGCCATTTATAGATTATTTAAAAAAATTAAAAGTTTCTATAAAAAATGGATGGGATGAAACCTGGAGCAATTTAGATGTTTCTTTACAATTTGATAATATTAAATCCAGTATAGAAAGCATAAAGAATTCATTTTTAAATATTTTTTCAGATAGTGAAGTTTCTGCATCTGTTGATAATTTTGCTATGACTTTTTCAAGGTCACTTGGAAGCATTTCGGCATCTGTAGTGAGCATAGGTGCTACCATAGCAGAAAATCTTCTTGGTGGGATATCTATTTATCTTGAAAGTAATTCTGAAAATATAAAAAATTATATTATCGACATGTTTGATATAGCATCTGATATTTCAGTGCTGGCATCACAGGGGGCAGATGCATTCGCAAATGTATTTTCTGTATTTGGGGATGAAAATGGACAGCAGATCACAGCAAACCTGATTCAGATTTTTTCGGATGCGTTCATGATGGTTACGGAGAATGCGGCAAAATTTGGAAAAGATATTATCGATTGCATCGTGACACCTTTTGTAGAAAATCAGGATGCTTTAAAAGATGCGTTAGATGGACTTCTTGGTGTGATTGCGGATTTGACAACGACTATATCAGACGGTGTACAGCATGTGACCGATAAAATCACAGAATTGTACGATGAACATATTCATCCGTTTATTGAAAATGTAAAAAATGGAATGTCAGAACTGATAGAAAAATTCTTAGAATTCTGGAACACTTATGTGCAGCCTATTTTACAGAATCTGGCGTTAATGTTTGAGGATACCTATGAAAATCATTTAAAGCCTGTGTTTGATAATATTTTCGAAATAATGGGAATCGTAATAGACATACTGAACGATTTATGGACAAATATTTTACAGCCGATTATTGCATGGATTATTGAAAATGTGCTTCCGGTAATTCTGCCGATTATTAAAAACCTGAGCCAGAATATAAAAGACAGCGTCGATTTTATTTTAGATCTGATCAATTTTTTGCTGGCAGGGGTAAAACTTGTATTCGCCGCAATTCATGCATTACTTACGAAAGACACAGACAAAGCATTACGCCAGACAGAAAAATCGGTAAAAGATTTTGTGAACAGCATTATTCAGATGTTCGAAAATATGGTGAACCGGGTTATTAATGGTATCAATTCATTGATTTCTGGCTTTAACAGCATTGGATTTGATTTACCTGATTTTTTGGGTGGCGGATCATGGCATCCAAGTATTCCGACAATTCCTACTGTAAATCTGCCTCGTCTTGCCAACGGTGGCGTAACAACCGGAATGACACTTGCAGAAATCGGCGAAGCCGGAAAAGAAGCTATCCTGCCGCTTGAAAATAACACCGGCTGGATGGACGACCTTGCATCGAAGCTTGCAAGCAAAATGCCGGACTATAGCGGTGCAAAGACGGTAGTACTGGCGGTGGATGGTAAAGAGTTCGCAAGAATCAATCTGCCATATTTGCAGGATGAAGAAATAAGACTTGGGATAGCGGAGGGATAAGATGAAACATAAGTACACACAAGGACTTATCATTGATGGAATTACATATAATATCCCTATGGTGTCTATTCAAAGGACTTTGGATTTCTTGGAAAAGTATGCAGAAAGAACAGAGGACGGAGATATTCATATTGAGAGTATAGGAATCTATAAGAACTATACAATTTCAATTGGCACAATAGACGATCCGGTACTTTATGATAAACTGATGGATCATATAACAGATTGTGAAAACAGATTCCATCATGTATCTTTACCGGATGCAAGCAAGCAGTTTGATTTCTATGGGTATTTTTCATCCATTAAAGATGAAGTAGAAAAGGTATTTGAAAACGGAGCGAAATATAAAGGATTGTCTTGGAAAATGACGAGTAAAAAACCATTTAAGACACCGTAAGGGGGCATTTATGAGAACATATTGCAGGGCAGAAATGAAATTTATAGATGTTACCGCACTTGCGGATGCTGCGGTCACGACAAATGATAACCAGGGCATAGGTTCAGTTGAGTTATTTGCAGACCAGACGGAACAGTCCGATTATGGAACTTTCGAATTTAATCAATTTATACTTGATGGAAGTAAAAGCTTATTGCCGGAAAATCCAAACGATATTGCATTCTGGAGTGCTGCATTATCAAAGGATGGCTGCACGTTTGAAACGAATCCCAAAATCACGATCACATTTAAGGAGCAGCATACATCCGCAGCGATCACACTTTATTTTGAAGATGAACCACCAGCAGAGCTGAAAATCACATGGTATACAATCGCCGGTACAAAATTAATCACAGAGACCTTTTACCCGAACAGCCTTATTTATGTTTGCAATACACAGGCGCAGAATTACGGAAAAATTGAGATTGAATTTGTAAAGACAACTTTTCCACAGAGATATATTAAGCTTCAGTATATTTTATATGGAAAATATATCGTGTGGGATAAGGATATGATCCAGACAGCCAAGGTGCAGGAGGACATTGATGTGACATCTGCGACCTTGTCTATCAACGAAGCGGATATTTCAATTGTTGATATAAATAATGATTTTGATGCAGAAAACGAAAACGGAGCATGGAAGAGTGTGCAGAAAACGCAGGAAGTCACATTGTCAGAGTTTAATAACGGAAACATGATTCCTATGGGAGCATTCTTCATCGACGATTTTTCTTTTTCAAAGAATATTGCAAAATTTAAGTTGATTGATGTAGTTGGGTTATTAGATAAGTATACATTTTATGACGGACAGGTATATAACAATGTCCGTGCAGAAGTGATACTGAATGCGATATTTGTAACAGCAGGAATAAAAAAATATGTAATTGATGAAGAAGTCGGTAACACACTTTTAAGCGGCTATTTAGCCATACAGACGTGCCGTAAGGCATTACAACAGGTATGTTTTGCGTGTGGTGCGGTTGCGGATGACAGCCGGAGCGATACCATCAAGGTTTATAAGCCAGACAGATATGTGAAATCCACTGTCGGGACGGATCGCAAATTTAATGGAAATACGAAAGTATCTCTTGAAAAATATATCTCTGGTGTGAATATTGAGATGAAAAACTATGCATTGGAAGAAAAGACATCTGATATTTATAAGAAAACATTGCCAGCCGGAGATACAAAGATCACTTTTTCGAGCCCATATCTTCCATCGTCCATCACGGCAAGTGCCGGTACGCTGAAAGAAGTAAAAACGAATTATCTCATCATTAACATGCCGGATGCCAGACAGTGCCAGATCACAGGTATTAAATATGCAAATACCACTTTTTCTTATGAGAAACGTGTGGATAAAATTGAAGCCGGGGAAACAGAAAATATAAAGAAATACAGTGGATGTACCATTTATAATGCTGATATATTACCCGATATCGCCGCATATCTTTTGGATTATCATGCCTTGAGAAAAAAAGTGGGGATGAAGTACCTGGTTGACTTAGAGCAGGTAGGAAATTGGGCAAATATAAATTCCATTGGTGGCAAGACATCGACAACATTGATTGAGAGTCAGACGCTTGATTTGACAGGTGGATTTATCGCAACGGCAACGTGCAGGGGATATTCAGTAGTTGTTACGGAAAATTACTTCGCCGGAACTGAATTATATACGGGAGGAGATGTGATTATCTAATGGAAATGAGACCAATTATATACAGTGCAAAATTATCCAGTCAGAAAGTCACAACAAAAACCAAAGTAACAATAACGGTTGTGGCAGATGATGTAGAGACATATTACACAGAAACAAAATATACCAGATCCAGCAATCATGAACTTATAGCTGGACAGGAGATAGGAGTTATTTAATGGCAATTGTAAAAGTAAGGGTACAGGTTGATGGAGTGTGGACGAATCTTACTTTAAGTAATGGAAAATGGGTTGGAACAATTACAGCCCCTGCAACCACATCATACAATCTGTCCAATAAGTATTATCCGATTAAAATTGAGATTACCAATGATGCGGGAACTGTAGTGGCGAAAGATGCTACAGATGCCACTCTGGGAGAAGCATTGAGACTGGTTGTAAAAGAAACGATGAAGCCTGCGATCACACTAGTATCTCCATCAAAAGGTGCATATGTGACAAACAATAAACAGCCGATCACATTTAAAGTCGTGGATGAAGCCGGTGGATCAGGAGTTAAGCTGTCATCTGTAAAAATTAAAGTAGACAGCACTACATACACAACTTCAAGCACAGGAATGGTAAGTAAAGGGATTACAAATGGTTATCAGTTTACATTTACGCCACAGACGGCACTTAAGGATGGAAACCACACTATCACGATCAATGCGTCAGATAATGACGGAAATGCGGCGACTACCGTTTCATCAACATTTACAATTGACACAGTGCCGCCGACATTGACAATTTCTTCTCCACAGACAGGGCTAATCACAAATAAATCTGCGCTTACAGTAACCGGTAAAACGAATGATGCAACTTCAAGTCCGATAACATTGACTATGACATTAAACGGCACGAGCCTAGGATCAGTAGCGGTAGAAACTGATGGAAGCTTTTCAAAAGCGGTTACTCTTGCAGAGGGAACGAACAGTATTGTGGTTACGGCTAAAGACGGAGCCGGACAGACTACCAGCATTACATTGAGCGTCAAGCTTGATACTACGGTGCCTGTGTTAAAAGGCATTACACTTACACCAAATCCGGTAAGCACAAGTGCAAGTGTAGCAATCACGGTTGAGGTCAGCTGATGGCTTCTGGAACGATCAGTTTTGAACTGTCAACAGACATCACTTATGTTGCCGGGACTGTAAATGGTGTTAAGACAGTTTTTATCCAGGATGAAGCATATCCTGTGAAGTGGCGTGCAACGGTAGATGTGGCAGAGGACAGCTTATACCATATATATCTTGAAATGTATGATGAAGCAGGTAATAAGAGTACCTACGAGAATACGATTGAGTACATTCTGCCGTGGTTCATCTACGACAGGACACAAGAGGATGTAGACCGGGTGATTGAACTTCGCAACATTGGCTGGGAGAGGATGACAGACAGTGAAAAAACGGAATGGCAGCGGGGGATGAAAGGCGCATTCAACTTATCAGATGTCAGGCGGAATGAAAACAACTGCTATGTCATTGCACAATTGCTGAACATTTCTCTGGTCACTTGTAAGGATAATCTCCCCACATATCCGGATAAAACATATTTTGACAGTCTTTTAAAGAACGCCACAGCATTGCGGAATGCTGGTTATCAGTATGTAGAGACACCGGAAGTTCCGCAGCAACCTATTAACACATACCAGAAAATCAATGATATTGAGAGAATATTACATGACATTTATGAAGTTTATAATTCAAACTTTGTCCATTACGCAGGCGAAGAAATCTATGCCGGACAGAGCATTGGATTACTTTTATAAGAAAGAGAGGATTTTATCATGGCATTTAGTTTAAAAACATGGGTGAATCGTATTTCCGAGTACCCGAACAGAAGAAAATTAACACATGAGGACGGCAGCACGGAACTTGTGACCGTAGCGAGAGCAGAGGGGCAGATCTCAGCAGAAGGAAATGCCTTTTCTGCGGAAGAGATGAATGATCTGGAGAACAGGATCAAGGGTGGATTTGATGAGGTAAACCAGAGTTTACGTGAGTTAAACGAAGGAATGATATATAATGATGTACGAACTGGAGTTGTTACCGTGCTTCCAAATAGCGATATTTCAATAAGTGATAATACACCAATAAATTTTAAGGATTATGTACCGCTTGCTACTACAATTATTGCAACTTACGGAAGTTCAGACGCACATTCTCATGGTATGTTAGGTTCTCCTGCTATCAAAGATAATACCACATGCTGTGTAAGGTATAAAAATTTAACGGAAAGTGAATTAAAAGTTGACTTTACAGTTCGATTTTATTATTTACGAAATAATTAAAATAAATCCCATCTGATTGTAAAGATAATCGTATAATCTTTAGGCATGGTATCTATGAGCTGACGATATTTAATATACCCATTCTCGATATATAACGCACCAATAGCAATACCGGTGTATGATATATCTTTTACTGTAGTTTTAGGATTAAATTTCGAATCGGATATTTTAGCAACTATGATATCTGTTCCTTTAGAAATAGCCTGTTTAGCATTAAGTTTGAAGGTTGCTTCTGCATGTAATTTATTATACAAAAATTTAGTATATTCAATGTAGGCGATTTCACAATCTTCATGCTGTAACACGTCATCGTTACGCTTCCATTCGATTCCTTCGTTTAACATATTTAAACTCTGGTTATGCGAAGTAAAATGGAACAAAAAATTATTATGAAATATTATAATTGAATTATACAAAAGAAAGGAAGATGATCCAATGGAGATGTTAAAAGAAACGTACACGATTGCTTTGCCTATCGTTCTGACAGCATTTATGGGATACATAGTGTGGCTTTTGAAAAACCAGAAGTCAGACAGAGATGCGAATAGCAGAGGAACGATGCTTTTGCTTCGAGTACAACTGATTGAGTACCATGATAAATACATGGCTCTCAAAGAAATTCCATCCTATGCCTACCAGAATTTTATGGAAATGTACAATGCCTATCATGCGTTGGGCGGAAATGGAATGGTCACAAAAATGAAAAACGAGATTGAAGAGCTTCATCTGAAGCAGAAAGAGAGGATTTAAACATGACAGATTTAGGATTTTTGACAGAATTTATGGTGCCGGTAATCGTAGGCATTTGCCTTTGTGTAGGCTATGTCGTAAAGAAGTGGATTAAGGATGTTGACAACAAGTATATCCCTACCATTTGTGCGGTATTAGGTGTCTTTTTAGCCATTTGGATCAACGGATGGACAATCACAGCATCAATCTTATTAAGTGGCTTATTCAGCGGTTTAGCAAGCACAGGACTGCACCAGTTATTTAAGCAGTATATTGAAAAGAAGGAGGAATAAAAGAATGGTTATTAACGTACATGCCGGACACAACCCGGACGGAAAAGTAGCGTGCGGAGCTATCGGAATCATCCGGGAATCAACAGAAGCAAGAAATGTTAAAAATGAGGTTATCAGACAGTTAAAAGGTCTTGGGCATACCGTGTATGACTGTACGGTTGACAATGGCACAAGTGCAAATAATGTGCTTTGCAACATCGTAGGTAAATGCAATTCTCATGCGGCTGATCTTGATGTATCTATCCATTTTAACGCAGGAGCCAAAGATGCTGTCGGGAACGGACAGACAACAGGTGTAGAAGCATATGTGTATAGTGATAACAGTAAAGCAAAACCATTTGCAGAGAAAATTGTAAATGCGATCGCAGCACTTGGATTTAAAAATCGTGGTGTGAAGATTAACAAAAAGCTTTACGTGCTCAATCACACAAAAGCACCTGCGATGCTGATTGAATGTTGCTTCGTGGATGATAAAGACGATGTAGCACTGTATGACTTTAAGAGCATGGCAAGTGCAATTGTTTACGGAATTACCGGACAGCAGTACATTGAACCATCCAATAACACATCTGATGACGATGCTGCAACTTCTGGATCAGAGACAAGCGTAGGTGATAAAGATTCTATTTATCGTGTACAGGTCGGAGCGTATCGCAACAAAGCAAATGCTATTTCCTTGCAGGAAAAATTGAAAGCAGCAGGATTTGACGCTGCGATTGTAAAAGCGTAAAATAAATGGCGGTTAGAATTTCTAATCGCCCTTTTTAATAGACTTGTACTAATTGATGTTAACCTCTAGGAAATAGTTATTTAGTACAAGTCCTAGATATAAAATATAAAGCCAGTAATTTCAAAGGCTTCATTCAAATAAATTTCTTTTATTATTCTATGCCAAAATTCTTGTTTTCCTTTTTGATCTAGTTGTTCGTAAAGTTCTTTCCAGTCTTCTGGGATCTGCTTCTTAAATTCCTCAATCCTTACAACTTTGTTGTTTGACAACTCCTCAGTTATGGAATTTATTTTTTCTGATAAGATACTGTATTTCTTTTCGTATTCTGGGATATCAATTCTTCCTTTTTCAAAAAGGTAATTCAGTCTTTCACGCTCCCCTATCGCATCATTAAGTTTTTTATTCAAATTTTGCTTTGGTTTACCTGCTTCTTTTTTTACATCAAATTCAAGATTTTTTAATGCTGCATCAAGATTTTCAAGAAGATATTTTTCTGTTTTTGCTTCTGATACTAATTTTGTTTTGTGCAATTTCTCATTTCCACCAAACCAGCATCGTTGATATTGCCGGTGCTTTTTGGTCTTCCTGTCTATACTGTAAAAACTTGACATTTTTCTGCCACATATAGGACAACGGAATAATCCGCTGAATAAATATATATGACCAGATGGAGCGTATTTTATCTGATTGACACTTCTTATTTCTTCCATTTTTTCTTTGGTAAAATAAGGTTCGCAGAAATTTTCATTTTCCCTTACTTTCCCAATATATAAATCTGACTTGATCATTGTGTCCAATTTGTGCCTAGTAAAATCTGGGATGAAGTTTTCACGAACCCACAGAACAGTACCACGCTTGCTTTTGGTTGCTAACAAATAATCAAATATAGCCCTTGTCTGTTCCTCATTATCATGTACGACTTTCTTTACACCATCTATTTTCTCTATTTTAAATCCTATGGGCACTCTGCCAGTGTAAGCTTTCCCTTCACGGATTTTATAAGCTGCGGTGTCTTTGTATCGCTCAGATATAACCGCCCATTCTAATTCTGCCATGTTTGCCATCTGGTACATGAAGTTCTTTCCGTATGGCGTAGAAGTATCGATCTGCTGACTTACTGATATCAAGTTGCATCCTGCGCTTTCCATGTCGTGATAGAGGTTACAGAAATCTCTCATATTTCTTGCTATACGATCGTATCTCATAATAACAACTGCATTGATTCTTCCTGCTCTGACATCATCCATCATGCGCTGAAAGTCCTTTCTTTTTGCCGTGCTATGCCCTGTAATCGCATAATCGCCAGAATAAACGATTATATTTGCATTATGGTAAGTTTTATTAATGTACTTTTTACAATCGTCTATTTGCTGTTCCATTGATTCTGAATTATCATCTTTTTTTGATTTCCTTGGATAAATTGCTATGTTCATTTTTAACTCCCTTAAAAAACCCCTCATATTAATAGAGGGGCATAATTTTTATACATAATATGGATTTGGCTTCAATATAATTAATATAAGGTCAATTACAACTCCGACACCAAATAAACCAAAAGTTAATAAATATAAAATTCCAAATAAAATTTTCCCTTCATAGAATTTATGAACTCCAAACCATCCTAAAAACAAACACAAAAAGAATGAAACCCACTTGTTTTTTGCTTTTGGTGCTTTCGAATAAACAGGAGCTGCAGAACTAGAAGAAGAATTAGCACTATTATTGATAATTATACTTTCAGGGGTTGAATTCTTAATATCCTCAACTTGCTTTCCGCACTTAGGGCATACTACACAATCAATATCAATCTTCTCTCCACAATGCTTACAGAATTTTGTGTTTTGTTCCATACGTTTATACCTTTCCTTTCTTTTGATATCATCATTATAAAGCAAAATGATTATAAAACAATACATTTTTGTCATTATTTTATGACATTTTTTTGCAAAATGAAAGTTTAGGATAAAAACAAATGGATGCGTTATTGACTTTTCGAACATACGTTCGTATACTTTATGTATCAAATAGAAAGGTGGTATTGTATATGGGAGAGATTAAAGAGAAAATAATAGAATTAATAGAGAAGTGCATGGACGAGGATGATCTCCGAACCATATATGCATTTATAAAGAGGTTTTTGAGATAAAAGAAAAAGACAAGGGTTTGCGCATTGCCCTTGTCTTTCTTTTTACTTCTTCACAAACATTTCTGCCATCTTCTGGATTGTGTTCCATTCGTCTTCATCCAGTTGTGATATAGCGGTTATGAATTTGTACCGCTGGTCGTCTTCCCCGGCTTTCAGAACATCTGCAAGAAATTCAGCTATCTTTTCATTCTCTGTCTTTTGAATGAACATTTCGCCTTTTCCGGTCTCGAGCCATTCCTTATTAACATCAAACAATCGACAAATAAGTTTGATCGACTGGGTTGATAGATTTCTTTGACCAGTTTCTACTAAAGATATGAAATTTTTAGTTAAACCAATTTCTTTAGCAAACTTTTCTTGTGACATTCCAAGCGATTTTCTCAACTGTTTTATTTGCTCATCCACTTATTATCACCTCCCACTAGTATAATAATACAAAAATCACACAATGTCAAACAAAAATATTAAAAAATGTTTGACAATACAAACTACGTATGATATTATAATCACACAAGGTAATACAAACACGAAAGGAAGTGAGCAGATGAACGAAGAAAAGGAAAAGGCCCTTGCAAGATTAGCTGAAACAGTATCACAGCTGGACAAAGTGAGCTTCAACTACATTCTCGGTGTTGCGGATGGTATGGCAATCTCAAAGAAACAGGCGGAACTTGACAAGCAGATTGCCATGTGTGGGAGCGTTAAATAATGAGAAAGGAGATTCCTATGAACAAAGCAGACATGGAAATTACACCAGAGAGGAAAGCCAAGATTATGGACATTCTGTTAGAGATTTACGAAAGACAGGAAGGAATTAAGCTTGTAGTCAAGGACAAGGCATCATGAAAAATGTAGCAAAAGTTTTTATAGCGGTAGGGTTTGGAATCCTGTTTCTTGGTGGAATGCTCGATGCGGATGGAATGTATTATGTTTTTCTGCTGATTGCAATAGCTCTCGGTGCGGTGATTGCACTTATTGGAGTTGTGATCTTTGACGTGGAGAACCGCCGGGAAGAAAAGCGGAAAGCAGACTTTAACATGATCCGCCGGAAGGACAAGCTTGACGCTGATGTTGAGTTCCTTGGGGAATTTGAGGAGGTGGCAAAGTGACAAATGCTCAATGCGTGAGCGGTGAGGAAAATCCGAATGTCGAGGATATAGCGGTCGGCATGATTATTGCGAAGGTGGCAACGGATTTTCATATTGAGGTTGACGCTGAAAGATACATACCGCATTACCATCAAATGAAAGGATGGTTACTCAGTGAAAAAGAAAAATAGCACCATAACATTCTTTGGCGAGAACTGGTGCTATTTACCGTAGGAATACAAAAGTATTTCTGCGTTTATTGTAACACATAGTTAAATTTTTGGAAAGCGTGATTTTATGATTTACAGAAAATGCAGAATCTGTGGATGCAGTTTAGATCCAGGGGAAGGAAACATGTGTGAAGAATGCCGGGACGAGCAGTACATGAAGCAACAGCAATAGAAAGCTGTCAGATACACAGATTTCAGACAGATGGAAATGGAGGAATTTTTAAATGCCAGCAACTAGATTATGCAGAAATGACAGTGGACAGCTTATTGATGCACTGAAAGATTTATCAGTTTTACTTGAAAATTTAGGGATTGAAAATGGAAATTTAATCCTTGCAGCAGATGGAAATATTTATGGAACATTCGTAATAGATACTAATGAATTTACCGTAAGTATTACAGAGGATGGAAAAAGGGAGTCAGTTACCTATGCCAATTGAAGAATTTCCAGACAATGATTATGAACGGTATGAAGCTGAGAAAGCAAGGCTTCATAGATTGCATGAGCGACTAGCCAGACGTGAAGAGATGGCAGATATTGAATCAGAGGAAGAGAGGATAAAAGAAAGATGGAAGAAATCAGAGTAAATGTTGAGCAGAAAAATGGTGTTATTGGTTTTAATTTTGAGGAGATTAAGGAAAAACTTAATTCCGAGCTGGAAATTTATAAAAATATGATTTTCACGGAGGAATCCAAGACAGAAGCAAAAAAAACAATTGCAAGTCTTAGAAAACTGAAAAAATCAGTTAACGATAAAAAGCTGGAAGTGAAGAAATCTTTTATGATTCCTTACACCAATTTTGAAGCGCAGGTAAAGGAACTGGACAATCTGATTGATGAACCTATCAACTTTATTAATAACCAGGTGGAAGAATTTGAGCGCAAGCGTGTGGAAGAAAAGAAAGCGCTGATTTCTGAAATTTATACGGAGATCATGGCAGAGCATGAGGAAGCGAGCGGATATCTTCCTTTACAGAGAATTTATGACAGCAAGTGGGAGAATGCCACTACTACAAAGAAAGCAATCACAGAAGCCATTACAGAGAGAGTGGATCATGTAGAAAAAGACCTCGGTATTATCCGCAGCATGGAATCAGAGTTTGAGGATAAAGGAATTGAGAAATATAAGACAACCTTAGAATTATCAGATGCTATTGAGGTCATGAATCAGTATCAGAAGCAGAAAGAAGAGATTTTGCGCAGACAGGAAGAGGAAGCCAAAAGAAAAGCCGAAGAGGAAGCACGTACGGCATCAGAGGTTAATTCTGCTATTGATACTCCGATGCAGGAATCACCAGTTGCGCAGACTGCACCGGAAGAAATTATTATTGAGCCGAAGCCGGTTAATGATTCCATTGTTTATGAGATTATTGCTGATCCGTTCCAGATCGTGCAGTTGGAAGCACAGATGCGCAGCTTAGAAATTAAGTATAGGAGAGTACGATAATGGCAGAGACAGCAAAACAGATGAACATATATCAGGCAATATCAAAGTGCATGGAAGAAATCGGTGCGGTTGGAAAAAATGATGTGAATAAGACGCAGGGGTTTAAATACCGCGGAATTGATGCGGTAATGAATGCAATCAATCCGGCATTGGCCAACAATCATATATTTATCGTTCCAGAGGTCTTAGAACAGACCAGAGAAGAAAGAAAATCCATAAAAGGTGCAACGCTGATCTATTCGGTCTGCAAGATTAAATATACCTTTTATGCGGAAGATGGAAGCAGTATCACGGCGGTAACAATCGGTGAGGGCATGGATTCCGGAGATAAGGCAACGAATAAAGCTATGGCGATTGCGTTTAAATATGCTTGTTTCCAAGTGTTCTGTATTCCTACCGAAGAGATGCAGGATCCAGATTCAGAAAGCCATACTGTAGAACCTAAAAATGATTTTGTTCCAGCAACCGTAGAACAGCTTAGGACAATGACAGATTTTGTAAGCGCGTATTCTGATATGTGTGAGAATGCTACATCCAATGATATCTGGAAAACGCTGAAAGAAAAATATCATTTTGAAAAGACTTCAGATCTATCAAGTGAAATGGCTGCTAAGATCATTGAACAGGTTAAGTGCTGGTATAAGAAAAAGAAAGAAGAGTAGCTTATGGATACTATAGGAAAACTGACCGGAGCGAGCCGTACATTAAATGGACAAGGCATCATCCTTACATTTGAGGTTGATTCTTCGGCAGCAGGACAGGTTGAAAATATGAGATCAGATGATCTGTTACGTATCCGAGCGGTCAAATATAAGCAGAAACGAAGCCTTGATGCAAATGCTTATGCGTGGGTATTAATGACGAAGATTGCCAATCATCCAGATATATCTTCAAGTAAAGAGGATGTATATGAGCAGATGCTCCAGAAATATGGAACATTATATGAGGATGAAGATGGATATATCACAATCACAGTAAAAAAATCAGTGGATATGTCAAAGGTAGATGGTCATTGGAAATTTATTAAAGACAATGGGAAATTTGCTTCATATCTGATGATTAAAGGATCCAGTGAATACGATACTGCCGAAATGAGCCACTTTATAGATCGGATTGTTGAAGAAGCAAAGGAACTTGGAATTGAGACAGCTACACCGGATGAATTGGAACGAATGAAACAGGAGTGTGGAACATGAGTAAAAAGCTTTGGAGCGTGTTCACGGATGATATGGATCACTGTTATTTTACCGGAACATATCCGGTGGAAAGACATCATATCTTTGGAAGTTCAAACCGTAAAAACAGTGAAAAGTATGGTTTTGTTATTCCGCTCAGACCTGATCTGCATCCTAACGGAGCGCAGAGAGGCGCCAATGCAAAAGAAATTGATTTGAAATTAAAAACTATGGCGCAGGAATATTTTGAATCTCATTACGGAACAAGAGAAGATTTCAGAGATATTTTTGGAAAGTCGTGGTTATAGGGTTGGAACACCTTGCCGGTCGGCAGAAAGAAACCTATTCATGCAGAAAATAATATATCACGAATTATTGGAAGCTGGTTATTATCTCCGGGTTTAGTCCCGGAGAAGAAAGGGGATTAATGAATACGATCAACGATATTCCCTATGGACACAAAGAGCCAATGGCTAGAATGTCAAACCCGGTAAAAGACAGAAAGTTTCGAAAAATGGTCGAGAGTGCGAACAACGAAGGTGACTGCATCATTAACGTTGGCAATGGTTATTACAGACCAGTCCACGGTGATCCGGTGGATGAGAAAGAACTTCAAGAATATCTTGCAAAAGATTTACATAGAGCTAGAGCGGTTCTAAAGAAGCGGCTCTCGATGAAAATGACATTTGAAAGGTGGCGTGAGATTGGAATACTTACTAATCATTCCAGGGAGACTGGATAATCTGAATGATTTTATCCGTGCGGATAAGGCAAGCAGATATAAAGGCGGAGAGATGAAAAAGCAGAATGAAGCTATTGTTTCTGTGTACATCAGAAAGTGTCTGAGAGACGTAAATATCAATAAAAAAGTATTTATGGAATATCTGTGGGTGGAAAAGAATAAAAGGCGTGATTTGGACAATATATCGTCATTCGGCAGAAAAGTGATCCAGGATGCATTAGTTAACTGCCATGTATTAAAAAATGATGGCTGGGAGCAGATCTGTGGATTCTCTGATGAATTTCGTATAGATGCTGAAAATCCACGGATTGAAGTTAGGATTCGGGAGGTGGAAACTTGAACTATTTAGCTGAGATAAAAGCATTTTACGACAGGCTCGAACTAAACCCGCAGCCCAACACTGCAATCGCCTTATGGCATGCGTTAATGTCCATAGCGAATAAGGCAGGGTGGCCAGATACGTTTACGGTAGCCTCGTCAGTCCTTGGACTTCGGTCTGGATTAAATGCATCAGCGTTAAAGAGAGCGAGAAACAAGCTTGCTACAGATGGGTTCATCGAATGGAAATCGCGCGGTGGGAATCTTGCAGCACAATATAAAATAAATAGTCTTGTGGTTCAAAATTACAGTAAAAATGAACCACAAGATGAACCACAAAGTGAACTGCAAATTGCACCACAGTTTGAACCACAAAGTGAACCTATTAATAAACAAAGACATAAACATAAACAAAATACACCCCCTATATCCCCCGTGGAACGGTATGCAGAGTTTGCAGCAGTCTATCCGAAACGGTGTACTGGCTGTCTTGTTGAAACAGAATACTGCAATGCAGTACTGGCTGGTGTACCGGAAGATGATCTGGTATTGGCCGCACAGAATTATGCAGATATATGTAGACGGGAGAAAACAACAGAGCGGTATATTAAAAAGCCGGAGAACTTTCTTCGTGAAAACTTATTTATGCAGTACCTGAAAGGAGAGAACGATGGAACAGTTGGAAGAGATACTGGAACGCATGAAAAATCACTCAACGAACTTATGCAGGAATGTGGAGACACAGGAGACTTCCAGGGATTCTGATGTGTGTCCAATTTGCGAAGGGCGGGAGTGGATTTTAAAAATAAAAGACGGTGTGGAAATCGCAGTACCGTGTAAATGCCGTGAGAAAGCGGTCATGTCAAGGCGGTTGCGATTCGCAGATATACCGGAGGCATTCCGTGGGATGGATCTGAGATCGTTTCGAATGGATGTGTACAGAAAGCAGGAAAGTAAAAAGATGGTGTCAGATGCCTGTAAAATCATAAAAACCTATCTGGATGATTTCGAGAGCCAGAAGGAAAGAGGCATGGGACTGTATATCTGGTCGAGGACAAAGGGAAGCGGTAAGACAAGGATTTCTGCCGGGATTGCAAATGAACTGATGAAAAGATATACAGTCAAATTTGCAGTATCACTGACCATCTTGCAGGAAATCAAGAATACATGGCGCAGGGATGCAGCAGGCAATGAAAGCCAGCTTTTAGATGCACTTTCCACAACGGATATTTTAATCATTGATGATTTTGGTGTGGAAGCACCGGCGGCATGGATCAACGACAAAATGTATCAGATCATCAACGAGCGGTACATAAACCAGAAGGTAACGATTTTCACGAGTAATGATCCGCTGGACAAGCTATCCTACGATGACCGGATCACGAACCGGATTAAGGAGCGGACATATCAGATCGCATTTCCAGAAGAATCAGTCCGGGATCATATCGCAGAGCGGATGCAGGAGGAAATCATTGAAAAGATGATGGCGGGTGGAAATATAAAATAAAAAATACAAGGAAGGTGAACAAATGCATAACGTACAGCAGAGACAGAGGTTAATTCCGTCGATTGTTTATAAGCAGGAATTAGCAAAATGTCAGTTAGGAGATAATATCGCGAATCACATGGGATATATTTTTACAGCCATTTTGTATGACAAGTTTGATATGACGTTTAAGCAGGTCACGAATTTTTATAGCAAAACCGTTGAGCGTCGGAAATCTTGGCAGGACGATGATGACGAAGCGGTAACGAGCGAGAGCATGATGGCATATTGCCGTAAAAAGAAAATTGATGTGGTCAAGTGGGTAAAATCAATCCCAATGTCACAAAAATTGTATATGGCAGATATAAAAAATGGACGGGCAGTGCTTGGCGCAGATCGGAATATCGAGAGCGCGCTTGCCTCCACAATGTATCTGACAATTCCGACATTAAAAGATTCTTACCGTTTCTCAAATGCCAAAATCGAAGAATTTATGAATTGGGTTGCCTATTACATTGATTCCTATTGGCGCAAGCAGCCAAAGAGTAAGGAGCACTATCTGACGGATGAGATTATTCGGAATCAGTTTATTGAGGATGAAAATTGGGATATTGTAACAGGAAAAGCGGTGAAATAAGGATTATTAACATGGGAGAGATGATAAAGACAAGCATAAAATACTGCCGTAAATGTATTTACTCATACAAGCACAGTCAAACAGAGGTCATGTGTTGATATTATTCACAGACAGGATTAAGACGCGGCTGTCCGGTAGGAATGTGCGATAAATTCGAAAAGAGAGGTAGAAAAAAGAGGAGGGTACAGTTGAAATGACAGATGAAACCAAGCAGGAGATAGAAGCGGTGCTGATGTTGTTAAAAAATACACTGGTAAGCAATGGTGTAAGCATAGCACTTGAAAAAAAAGATGATGGATGCATTTGTTTTTTTGATACAGCAGAGTATTGTCGCACCGGGAAATATAAAGGGGTATCTGTTAAAATAACGGATTTAGTGAGGTAGAAATATGGCAAAAAGAAATGTGTTACATATCAGTAAGTTAGAAAATTTAAAGAAATGGCTGGTTAAGGATGGATGGCAATTGCTTCCGCTCTCAAACAATCATTATGAGGTATTAAGAGCCGGTAAAGCTGGAAGACAGAATCCTTTGATTATCTATTCTGCGAAAAGTAGTGAGCATCTCTCTTTTGCAGACAGGGATATGCCTGTAATTGGTGCGTTTCTTAGAGACCAGAAGAAGCCACAGACCAATGCAGACCGGATCAGAAGCATGACGGATGAGGAGTTGGCAGAAATGCTGTCTACTGTGAGCCAGCATTGCGTAGTGTATTTATCAGACAAAATAAATTGCAGACATAGTAATTGTGATACAGGTTGCAAAAATAATATCAAGAAATGGTTGCAGAAAGAAATGGAGAAAAAGGATGGAAGATAGATATTTATTCCGCGGAAAGTGCATTGATGACGGAGAATGGATGTCTGGTAGTTATTATGAACTTGCAGGAAGACCGCTTATTTTTAAACCGGTTTTCGCAAGTAAAAAAGCTGTTTACGAGATAGACCCATCAACTATTTGCCAGTGCACAGGACTTAATGATAAAAGCGGCAGACGGATTTTTGAGAATGATATTCTTTCAGGGCATATCGACGTTGAGTTTCCAGAAGATGAGACGAGAAAGCGTGTCGTGTGGCATGAAAACGGATGGTGTACGAATGAGCCGGGCTGTGATTACTACGAGGAACTGGATGATTTTGATTCAGAGAATTTTGAAGTGATCGGCAACATGATTGATAACCCGGAACTGTTGGAGGTGTGACTATGACAATTGATGAAGCTATATCACACGCAAGAGAAGTGGCTGAATGCCAAAAGATGTCAGCAAGACTAATCGAAGATAATGCGTATATTCCAGAATCGGTTGATAAAGAAGCCATTACATATGGCAATACTATATGTGCAAACGAACATGAGCAACTTGCTGAATGGTTGGAAGAACTGAAGCAGTACCGCGCAATCGGCACGGTGGAAGAATGCCGGGCGGCGATGGAGAAACAGATTGTAGAGAAAGAATTGGAGAGCCACGATGAAAAGTACATCTTGAAGTATTGCATTAGCCTTATGCAGGAGTTGGTCGGAAAGTTCGAGGAATGGTACGAATATGTGCATGGTGAAGATGCTATTAGGGAGTTGGACGAAGAGGAACGCTTTTATTATAGAATGTCATATTTTAGTATCGTTCAAGAACTGTTTCTTTTCAGAACCAGTCATTCTGGAGGTACATCTACGAGAGCAAAATGTAAACAGTTAGGTGTCGATTGGAGCGATGGGATTGAATTTAGTTTTGGAGGTGATGAAGAATGAGTGAAAGCCTTAAGCCATGTCCGTTCTGCGGTGGAAAAGCAATGTTCTTAACCATTAGAAATAAGCCATTACATTCGGATGTTGGGGTAATGTTCAAAATCAAATGTATGAAATGCGGAACAGAACTTCCAAAAAGCTATGAATGTGAGATGTATATGGATCAGGACGGAGACATCAGAACAGGGAAAGACGAGCGAACGAAAGCAACTACAGATTGGAACAGGAGGGCGAACGATGAGATTGATTGATGCTGATGAATTAGAAGGACATATAAAAATTTTAGGAATTTGGGATGAGGTAGAAAATAAAGATGTATTTACTAATGATATTAAAGATGCAATTTTAAAATTAATAGATGCGCAACCGACCGCCTACGACCCGGACAAGGTCGTGGAACAGTTGGAAGAAGTTGAAAAAATAATGACATCACCAGTGAACAAAGATTGTTTTGGAGAAGAGTGTAAAGCATCGGACTGCATGGTATGCCTTATTAGTAAAGCAATCGAGATTGTGAAAGGCGGTGGAGTAGATGGCAATTAAACCGATTTTATTCAACACGGAAATGGTTCGGGCAATTCTGGACGGACGGAAGACTTGCACTCGTCGGCTGGTAAGATTTTTACCGGGAGAAAATCCACAGTGGACTGGATATATTAGAGATGGACTGATGCTCTACAATGGCAGGAATGAGCCTTGTATCATAAAAGTACCATATCAGCCGGGTGATACCCTGTATGTTCGAGAAACATGGTGCGGACTTCCAGTCAATGAAGCAGGTCATATGCGTGGTCATACCATCTATTATTACAAAGCTGATGGAGAACTTCGACCTAAAGGTTGGAGAGGCACTTGGCATCCGTCAATCCACATGCCGAAAGAAGCGGCACGTATCTGGCTTAAGGTTACGGATGTGAGGGTGGAGCGGTTGCAGGATATGACAGACGATGATGCAGAAGCAGAGGGATGTTTCGATTATACATCAACAGCACTTGGTTTTTTTGATGTATGGGATTCCACCATCAAGAAATCCGACCTCAATTGCTACGGTTGGGATGCTAATCCGTGGGTGTGGGTAATTGAATTTGAGCGGTGTGAGAAACCGGAAGGAGTGTGAATATGCCTAAAGCAATATTGATAATGGACGATATGCCGGAATGCTGTGCTGATTGTCCTTGTAGCTTTTTCGAAAGAGATAATCCAATATTAAATTTAATATGTGGTGTGACACAAGTAGATGCATATAACGTTGGAAAGCCAGATTGGTGTCCGCTCCGGGAACTGCCGGAGAAAAGAGAAATTAATCATAACAAAAATCACTACATAAGTAACTTTTGGACAGATGCAAAGAGCGTAGGTTGGAATGCCTGCTTGGATGAAATTTTAAACTAAATTGAAAGGAGTGAGAGGTTTGCTGGCCAGCGTGAAAGAGCTCTTTACTCCGAGAAAAAATGGAATCAGTAAAAGAAAGAATGGAGCGGATCGGAGCATATGAGAAGATTGCATCATTTATGCAGAAAGAAAAGCAGCCATATGAATATAAAAGAAAATATGCACAGATCAGAGCAGAAGAGTTCGCAAATGAATGTGACGGAAGATTACTCAATTACCATGTTTCGGTTGGTGGACTTGACAGTATAGTTCTATATTTGTTTTTACATGAGGTATGCGGAATTGACGCACCAGGAGTCAGTGCATCTACACTGGAAGACAAGAGTATACAGAGGGTACATAAAGCTCTTGGAATTATCAATGTGCCACCGCTGAAAAGGGATGATGGTACTTATTGGACGAAACAAAAGGTCATACAGGAATTTGGTTTTCCGGTCATTTCAAAAGAGATTGCCGGAAAGATAGAACTTTTACAAAATCCGAGCGAGAAGAATAAGACAGTCCGTCATGCGATTATAACCGGAGAAACTGGAGAATATGGTGGATGGCAGAAAAACTCAAAAATGCAGTTAAATCAACGATGGTTAAAGCTGTTCGGTGGATATGAAAACGAAAATGAAGGGTGTGATTATCAGAAGCCCGATTTCCTTGTATCTGCTAAATGCTGCTATTACCTCAAAGAAAAGAACTGTGATGATTGGGGAAAAGAGCATAACAGCGTGCCGTATCTGGGGCTGATGGCATCCGAAGGTGGCAGACGTGCCAAGAGCCTGCGGATGAATGGTTGCAATTATTTTGGAGCATCCACGATCAGATCAGCACCATTTGCTATATTCCATCGACAGGATATTTTAGCGCTTGCCTTAGAGATGGATCAGATGTGGAAAGGTGGACTGAAAGAAAAATATCATGAAAGACTTTTGAAAGAAGGAAGATTATCTCAAAGTTTTGAAATGCCTGACAGCATCATTCCAGAGATTTATGGAACTATTGAGAAAAAGCCAGACGGTACATTGTACACGACAAAGGCGCAGCGCACCGGATGCAGTATGTGTGGATTTGGGATTCACATGGAGAAACGACCACATCGGTTTGATCTGTTGTATGAGAGTAACCCAAAAGAGTGGGACTATCTGATGTTCCACATGTGCAAGGATGCAAATGGCAATGATTATGGATGGGCAAAAGTCTTAGACTACATTGGAGTTGGCTGGGATCCATCCACGATCGGTGGCAATTGTAAAGGACAAATGAGGTTAGAAGATTTTATGTAGAAAGGAGCCGAACCTACGGCCGTGGTAACGATATATCGGGTTCCTTTGAGAAAAATGAAGAAATTAAAATGTGAAATTTACAGAGATTCAATGCAGAATTATAAAAAATATGCAATTCCACCGGCACAGTTAATTATTGCAGACGTGCCGTACAACGTTGGTAAAAACTTTTACGGCAGCAATCCCATGTGGTACAACGGTGGAGACAATAAGAATGGAGAGAGCAAACTTGCAGGAAAAGCAGCATTCAATTCAGATTTTAATTTTAATCTGTATGAGTACTTCCATTTTTGCAGCAAGATGCTTAAGAAAGAACCGAAGAAAGCAGGAAATAGAGGAAGAAGTTCTGATGCACCATGCATGATCGTTTTCTGCTCATTTGAACAGATGCCTACGCTGATTGATGCAGCCCGGAAACATGGATTCATCCATTACATACCGCTTGTATTTGTGAAAAATTATAGTCCGCAGGTGCTTAAGGCAAATATGCGCGTGGTTGGTGCTACTGAATACGCACTTGTATTCTATCGAGACAAACTTCCGAAGTTCAGAAATGGCGCACAGTTTGACGAAAACGGTAAGACGATTCGGGGCACTGGGAAAATGATTTTTAACTGGTTCAGTTGGGAGAAAGACGGAAAAGATATTCCGAAAATCCATCCGGCACAAAAACCAGTAGCGGTGCTAAAAAAGCTGATAGAGATTTTTACGGATCCCGGTGATGTTGTTATTGATCCTTGCTGTGGTAGCGGTAGTACCTTAAGAGCAGCCGCAGAGATCGGGAGAAGTGTATTCGGATTTGAGATTGATCGCAACTTTTATCAGAGAGCCAAAAATGAGATGATTGTCTTTGAACGAGATAATCAGATTAGTTTTGAGGATATTCCGGGGGTGATGCCATGATTAACGGAGAATTGAGTTAAATCGAGTTAAGTCGAGTTAGAATTGAGTTAAAACAAGAATTAAACAAGATATGTGAGTTAAATTAGAATTGAATTAGTGAGGTGACGGACATGGCGATAGTTTTATGCTCAATGACAGATTGTAAATATCGTTCAAAAAGAGCCAGCAAAAAATATAAATATAAAAATGGAGAAAAGTGCTATGGATGTACGAGAGAAACAATTCTTGTCGGAGAGATATTCGATCCAGATAATTATGTTGTAGATGTAGTGGGAAAGGAAAACATGGCTCAATGCGAATTTTATGAGCCGTTAAATTAGATTTTAGCGGAGGTAGTGAAATGTTGGTATTGCCTATAAAAAAGAAATGGTTCTATATGATTCTTACAGGCGAAAAAAGAGAGGAATATAGAGATGTCAAGCCATATTACACGACACGATTGAACAAGATATTTAACATGGTTGACGATATTCCATTGGATTATGCAGAAACACAGGTGCGATTCACGAATGGATATGGTTATAAAGTTCCTGCATTTATTGCGGACTGTCACTTGAAAAGAGAACCGGAAGAAAAGAATGGGGTGCTGAACCTGATAAAGAATACTATGTTTTAGTAATCGAAAAAATCAGATGGAAGAGCATGGACAATTTAGGTGGATATTTAACTGTCTAAACTGAACTTTCATGTAAAAGGAGAAACATATGAAAAATATCAAAGAAACGATAAACAATGATGCATATTCGCACAGTTGTAACTGCCCGGTATGCAAGAAAAATATTTCCAGAGATTATGAAGAAAAGACATTCTTTTGCACGCAATGTGGTACCAAGTTACATCAAAGAGCATTTACGGAAGAGAAAATCCAGCAGGCACTTTTTGACGAAGAAATGGATAGATACGAGGATTAACCATGTCACAACTTATTATATTTCAGTCCGGCGGATTTACGAATCACGGAATCAGCTATCGAAAATATAGTCCAGAAGAATTGGAGGAAATAAGCAAAATGAAAGAATTTCCGATTATGACGAAAAAGGGCAAAGAATATATTCCCTACGATATCATTAAACCGCATGAAGAGCAGGCATTAAAAAATCACTGTGGTCAGACATTAGACAGATTAGCAGCCAGAGGAGGTCTGTCTTGGTCGGAAGCCTATGCTGTTCTAACAGACAGCAAATTCACTTATAGAGATCAGTATATTTCGGAAGAATTTTACGAGAAAAAGGTAAAAGAGATAGTATCAAATGCAAAGAGAGGTATAAACATGAGTAAATATTGTCATAGCAATGACGGAGAACTTTATTATGGGGAATTTGACACAGAACAGGATGCACTAGAAGATGCAAAAGAAAGCTATCCGGGTGAGAGTGAAATTTACATCGGAACATGTACAAAGCCGATATTTAGATGGGATAGTTGCGAGGAAGAAATTATTGATTCCATCAAAGAAAATCTGTCTGAAGATGTGGGGGAAGCAGCAGAAAATTTTGAAGTTTCTGTTGAACAGGAACTGGAACTTGCGAGGATGATTGATGAAACCGTCAAAGCGTGGATAGAACAGGAAGAGATAGAGCCATCTTGTTACTGTGTTTTGGATGGTCATATTGTTTCTTTAAACTGAACATGAGGTAGATATGATGGTGAATAAGAGAAAGGCAATACCAAAAAGCATTAGAATGACAATATATCAGAAATGCGATGGACATTGCGCTTATTGCGGATGCAGTCTGGAATACAAGGATATGCAGATTGATCATGTGATACCATTGAACGGATGGAGCGAGCAGGGAACAGACACAGTGGATAACATGCTTCCTGCCTGCCGGAGCTGCAATCATTATAAGAGTCGGTCCACACTTGAAGGATTCAGAAAGATGGTAGAAGCCATGCCTGATACACTGATGCGTGACAGTACTACATACAAGAATGCTGTAAGGTTTGGGCTGGTAATTCCGAACAAAAAGCCAGTTGTTTTCTACTTTGAGGAAAATAACTAAAAATGGAAATAGTTGAAACTTAGAAATTAATGGAGGATACAAAAAAATGAAAAATGGAATTCACGGAAACAGAGAACAGCTTGAGGAATTATCAGTGAATAGGATCCTTGGTGAATTATATGATAAGGCGAAAGCTGAAAATGATGGGAAAGTTCATATAAGAGAAATTGAGGACGGACATATTGGAGATACTATAGAACTTTATTAATAATCACTTAAACTGAAATTTAACGGAGGTATTGAAAACATGGATAAAACAACATTGCATTTTTTCACTGCAATAAAAAACGGTGAAGTAAAACATATAGGAAAAAGCATTATCATACAGCCGGAAGTAAAGTTTGGCGGTGGCACGATAAAATGGTTTGACGACAAGCAGTTAGTGAAAAATAAAGGAGAGGAGACATGTTAAAAAGAGAATATAAAAGAAGAGAACCGACAAATCAGGAAAGAATATTTTTGAAGTCGAGAGGACTTATACCGGACAGCTGGCTAATAATTTACGAAAATAAAAGTGAATTAGTGGTTGTTAGCAGAAGGAGATCATACCGAAAAGTATTAAAAAAACCAAGAAAGAACCGGTAAAAAAATAAATATCAAAGAACAATGATTAAATGAATAAAAATATAATAATGTTGCATGAATACGATAATATGTTGTGTTTTTATGAACTGATATATGGTATAATGTTGTAAGAAACTTATGTGTCACGCATAGGGAGGTCTTTAAAATGAGTAGAGAGGAAACGATAGAGATATGCACACGCATAGACGATTACCTGGGCGATAAAATAGCAGAATCAATTTTAAATAATATCTCATATGACAAAATGGAAGCACACTATGGGATTATGCCGATTTCACGCACGCATTTTTACAGAAAAAAGAAAATGGCATTAAGGATGCTCAACAGCCGGAGCTTGTACGAAGAAGAAAGCAACGGACAGCTACGCATAATACTTTGATTCACGCATAGAAACACGCATATTATTTAAAATGCACGCATAACGCACGCATAGACGGATTTCTTATCACGCATAGGATAAAAATACCACGCACGCATAAAAATGGCTGTATTGAAAAAATATGCAAGGCAGATGCTGGATATAAAAATAAAAATCCGTACACAAAAAAAGCCGCCGGCAGTGATCCGGCGGTAATCCTCTGCGGCGGTTGTCTAATTTCTTAAGATCTGACGTGCTGTATTAAATACATAAAGCCTATTGTAGCTGTGATATTTAAAATCTCCATTATTAGCGATCGTCCGCCCGGTGTTTTCATATTTCAATGATAAAACAATGAGATATTTTTCTAACAATTCATCCGGACATTTTAAGCATTCTATAGCGTTTTCAATCTCACTTTTTTTACTATTCCAGTAAATGCCGTCGATATGCACTCGCTTTTCTTCTTCAAGTTCTTTAAATTCTTTCATAAGTTCTGCTTTAGTCATAAAATCAACCATCCTTTCGTTTATGCCCTGTCTCATCGGTGCAGGTGGGGCAGTTCCTACAGACCGCCGGGCGGCGGTTTCGACTTACTTTCTTGAATAAAATTCTTTCAATGCATCATTTGACCAGTTCGACATAATGTTTTCAAAATCTGCGCAATAGATAAATTTTAATGTTTCGCAGAATGTTTCATATCGAGCTTTTTCAGTGCTTTCAAAAATGCTCTTTTCAAATGAATCATTTTCCAAACAATCCATGTATAAATCTTTATAATATTCTTTACATTCACTTAAATTTTTCATGTTTTCCCTTTCTGGTCTGCCATCATCAGCACCGGGCGACCATTCCACGGTGGACGCTCCAGACGGAGCGTTTCGGCTCATAATACTGATAATTCAATCGCTTCGATCTCGTCCCAAGTAAAACCGATCCTGTGCATATCGAGTGATGCATCACTCATAACCGCTGACGCTTCCATTGTCATGTCACGATTAAAGAGTTCACAGAAAATTTTATAAGCATTAACAGCACCCTCATAAGTGAATACTTGTAAATTTCCAATTTTCTCTCCATATGTTCCGTTGATTTTAATAGCTCCAGTCATATTCAAATCCTCACTTTCTTTTTTTTAACTTGTTTCCTGTTCCTTTGTTAATATTATAATACACTAAAAACAGTGTAAAATCAATATACAAATACACCAAAATAAGTGCAAAATATCAGCGATAATTGTGTATTTTTTTGGTGTAAAATTAATTGAAATAAAAATGTCTCAGGTATATAATAAATACGAAAGAGAGGTGTGCAGATGCTTAAATATAAAATTGATGTATTAGAAACGCTGAAAGAATGCGGATACAACACGACACGGCTAAGAAAAGAGCAGATCGTAGGAGAAAGCGCAATCCAATCATTGCGAAAAGGCGAAATGGTAGGAATAAAAACACTCGAAAAGATATGCGATATATTGGATATGCAGCCGGGAAACATAATTAAATATGTAGAAGATACAGAAAAATAAAATACTTTAAAAATAATGCAAAAAGGTATTGACATTACACTAAAAATGGTGTATTATAATATCAGAAACAAGGAAAACACAACACACGGAGGAAAAGAAAATGGAAGAATTAAGAAAATGTTACAAAAAGTTGGATGAACTCATGAAGGAAATTGAAAACAGACACGACACAGACATCATGGATTTTATTAATCTTGATGAAGAAGTGAAAGCCGAGTACATGGGAGACTGGAAAGAAAAAGACGTGCAGGGTTGGGAGTATCTGGTAAATAGAGCCAGCACAATCCGAAAAGCGTACAGGATTGTTGCGGAAGAATTACACACCGGAGAATTTCTGCCGGACATTGACCAGTAAAAACCTAGGATATTAATTTGAAAAAAAGG